CTCCAGCAACATTGACAAAAACCGGTCCACTGATGCCAGGTACTGCTACTTGGGAAGTACCAAAACTTATGATGTTACCAAGTGCGTTTCCAGCTGGTATACCAGTCAGACCAGATCCATCACCAATGAAAACTGCTCCGGTTATGTTGCCGGCTGCAGTAACACTGCCGCTGGCAAGTATGTTGGTTCCGGCGGATAGGTTGCCGCCTGCAGAGATATTGCCAGCAGCGGTGATGGTATTGGCCGTGATGTCAGCAGTGGGAAAACTCACTGCTCCGCTGGTTGTGAGGTTGCCGGTAATCCTAAGGGTGTTGGTGTTTATGTCCACATTGGCCGTGGGGTCAACCGTGGTTATCGCATAGTCGCCCGAGGTACGCTTGATTGTAGCCATCTAGAGATCCTTTGAAGTATTTATTCGTTCTAAAAAATGCTCCATGGGCAGCTTTTTCATGTTTGGCACTGCGGCAAAGTCTGCTATGTCAGCGGTGGTATCTCCGTGAACACGCACAAATTCTACCTGTGGGAAATCTCGAGCAATGGCACACAGTTGCTTGATCCAGTTACCGGTGTAGGTAGGGTGATCAGATGGTTTTTTATAGTGCTGAGTATTGGCATAGATGTTGTTGAACCTGCCGGTTGAACTGGGTCCAAGATCAAATCCCACGAGATAAATCTTATGATGCCCGTCGAGCGCTGCTAGGCTGGTAGCTATGGGACCAGAACTGTTGCCATAGTAGGCTTTGGGCACCGGTCTCGCTCCTAATCCTGCTATGGGTCGACGAGTATGAAATCTAGCTCGACCCGAATAGCCGGTTTCTTGTATTTCGGTGGCTATAGGGCGATCAGTGGCCACCAAGCAGTGCGGAGTGAACTCACGATAGAGCGCATTGCAGCCGTAGACCGGGCCGCACTGGGCAAGAGTTTCAAGATTGACTGGGGCTCGGCTCAAACCGTTACCCAACACAAATGCTATGGCCATAAAAAATCCTCCCAGTATGTAGCCCTGGGAGGATCAGTGAGCACTGCTTTAGGTGGGGCTAGAAATGGTTTCAATCCTAGCGATTGTGGTATCGACCTGGGCAGTGCCCGATTTGATCGCGGTTTCGCCTGCAACACCTTGGAACATGTTGATAAAGTAGTAGTTGTCGCTGTAGTCAATGCCCCACTTGTTGGTGAGACGCTTGAGACGGAACGGAGTAGAGTCGCTGAGTTCTACTGTCAGCGTCATGTTGCCTTCGGTGAGAGCGCCGTCGGCCTCATCAGCCAAGGTGCATACACCGGTAGCATTTGAACTCGCACCATACACAAGATACTTAGACGAACCTTTCTGGCGAAGGATGTAACCATCTTCTTCGCTCTCGCCTGTGATGTAGACACGAGCCAGCACCACGCGGTTCTGATCTTTGCCACTCTGCGCATCACCATTGGCGTTGATGCTGCCGCCTACGCAACCATAAAATTCATCGCTGTCAAGGCCTGCAGGGGTCACTGCAACTGTGAGAGTGGCCACGGCCGGAAAGCCGATGTCTTTGCCCACATTGGGGTTGGTATTGAGTTTGGATATTTTGAGAGGACGTCCCATTTGTTTTCTCCTTAAAGAAGTCCGATGCAGGTTCTAGCTGCTACGCGGTGGTTGCCGCATAAGACGCAGAATGCGTACATCAATATTTATGCATCGAAGGCAAATTATTGCAATTGGAGTATGTTGTAAATGTCACCACTGCCCGGACGACATCTACGATCATAGAATTCATCAATGGCCATCTGAGTACCTGAATCGATGTTGGATATCACCAGATGTTTGATCTCGTTGAGATTTTTGATAACAGCAATTTTTTCAAGATCCACTCGATCATTGCCGGCTATCATGCCAGAAACAATGTCATAGGAAACTACAAAACTAGATCGATCAAGTAGTGTCACACAATGTCTGTACCAAGAAAAGTGTTGGTGCATACAGATGATCACTGTTTCTGGATCTATTGTGATTGGCTGTCTCACTCTTGCAACAAAGGTTTCCCAATCCTCATCGGTTTTTACAAAATAATTAGACACAGCTTGAGCTAGAATGCTCTCAAACACACTATCGCGTATTGTGAAAATCGACACCAACGTTTTGATCTGATGTGGCGCAAGTAACTCAGTAGTGAAGCCCACAAACCGTGAATCAACATGAGTATCGCTCACACAATCGGATCCTTTGAGAGGCGACATTGACGAATAAAACTTTTTTGACACGATGTCAGCAATCAAGTCGTGTCCGGGACAACTGGGACTCAGTACTAGGCATGAAGCATTTGCAAATGTGTCATGTGAAGTTTTCAACAACTGTGAGCGGGATTCAAACATATTGTATTTAAAGAAAAAGGGCCCTAGGGCCCTTTTTCCAATCGTCTCAATAAAGAGTTGATTAAGAGAAGCTGAGATTCGAAACTGCGATCTCGCCCAGGTAGTCAGCTGCGTTACCAAAGCTAGAAGCAGTGTTCGTGAGCTCGATGTAACCGTAGCGAGTCATGAAGCTCACGACTGGCTCGAAGGTCGACGGATCAAGCACAACACCAGAGCTCATCAGGGGGATGTAGGGGCAATAGAATGCCGCTGCATCAGCCTCGGAAGAACCTTTGTAGCCAACCAGCACCGGAGTAGAATCCGAAGCATAGCTGTCAACGAACACGCGCATAGCGCCGTTCAGTGTACCAACAAACTTGGTGTTGGTAGGAGCTTCGAACGTACCTTCCGTGGTACGAGCAAAAGCCGAAGTGGTTGCGCTCTGGAGCACAGTGAGAGCAGCCGAGCTAACAACAGCCCAGTTACCAGCACCGCGACGTGTGCGCTGAGCAATCAGGTTAGCAACGCGATTGATCAGCACTGCGAGAGCAGCATGCTCGTCACCCACGAACGTAGCCGTACCAGAAACGGTGGCTTGGTTGTATGTGAACTCAGTAGCAGCCAGAGTACGCAGAGACAACAGGATCTCTTGGTCGATTTCAGCCGTGATCTCTTGGGCCAGTGCGGCCATGATCTCAGCTTCGACGTCGATACCATGCATAGCCTGTGCGTCTTGAGCAGCTTCAAACGTCCAGCGAGCTTGCAGCTTGCGCGTTTTGGCTTCAACAGCCTGCTTGAGGATCTGCACGGAAATGTTCTTACCGCCGTTGCCTTCAAGCGTGGACACTGGAGCACCAGTGTAGTTGGTAGTTGTGGTCGTGCCCGATGCCACCGTGGAGTAAGCCGTAGCGATGGTAAAGGGGCTGAGTGCTTCTTGACCAGCAACCACAGAAGTGGCCGCAGCAGAGTTGTCTGTCAGGTTAGAAGCATAACGCACACGCAGAGTGTGGATCTGTCCAACCGGACCGGTCATGGGTTGCACACCAACCAGTTCGTTAGCGATAACTGTGGGCATGACCCGACGGATAACCGGGAGGATCACACGATTCAGTGTTGCGATGTTACCAGCAGCGGTGCTACCAGCAGTCGCATTCTCTTTGAGGTACCGACGAGTGTTCTCGAGGATCACACCCATCGTGCTACGACGCGAACCATTGAGTCCCTCCATGAGGGCGTCTTTGGTCTCGTCCCAGCGGCTTTCAAGCAATTCTTGTGACATTAAAGTCTCCTTTGTTTCTTATAGCCCTGCCAGTCGCTTGAGGTCGATCACGTTAGAGCGATCTGGCTCCTGGGTTGAGGCAGCTTTATCTCCAGTCACTTCGCTGACTGTTTCCGTGATCACTTTTTTGGCTTTCACAGAGCGGTCTTCAAGCACTGCTGGTAGATACTTTTCAAAAGCGTTCTTCAACCTTGCGGTCTGGACGCTTTCAAGAAGATTCTTCATGACTTCACGTTTTTCCTCGTTGAGCGGTCTCAACAAGTCAGCAAGAGTGCTTTCGCGCTCGTTGCTTTCGCGGATCATGCGTACTTCTTGTTCCTTGCTTTCCACCAAAACGCGTGCGTTTTTGGCAGATTCCATGGCTTCAGCCAGCTGTTGGTCCTTGTCAGCGATGATCGAGTGCAGTTTACGCACTTCGGCCTTTTCGTTGAGATAGGATGCGCCGAATTCTGCAGCATAAGCTTCAAAAATCCTGCGTCCAAAGCTGTTTTCGCGAGCGACTTTGATGTCCTCGCGCAGTTGGCCTAGTTCAGATTTCAAATGCGTGGTGATGGCTTGGCCCATCTTAGCAGCGCTCTCTTTGACAAAGCGTGCTTTTAGACTTTCGAGCTTCGCACGAGCTTCGCGCACCAGACGGACCTGTGTTTCCACAACCTTCTGCTTGTCTTGCGCAAATTCTGCGATCTCTTCGGCCAGGGCGCGCACAATAAATCGCTCGAGTTTTTCAAGTCCTTCGTTGTGCATTTTGCGATCTCTGCGCAGTTCGCTGATTTCTTCAGCCAGTTTGGTGACCATGAAGTCGTTGAACTTGGTGGCACCTTCCTTCATCTTGGCTTGGAATCGCACACGATCTTCTACCAGTGCTTGCTTTTCGGCGCGCACGGCTTCGACTTCTGCGCTGAGACCTTCAGTCACCATCTTGTCTAGGGCCTCTACCATGAGTTTTTTATCGTGCTCGTAGCGCTGTGCGAACTCTTCGCGAAGTTCAGCACGTACCTGTTCACGAGCTTCCGTGAGCTTGGCTTCCCAAGCTTCGGTGATCTCGGTGCGAGTTTCCTCGGTGATCAGGTCGCTATCTAACAATGGTTTGAGTGCATCTAACATCGATAGATCTCCTTAGATCTTGAGATCCTTGATCAGCTTTACAACTTCGCGTTTCAAGTATCTCTGTACCTTATCGTCCTCACCGGCTTCCCGTGCCACTTCCAACAATCTATGCCCGTACTTCATGTTCATGAGTCCTTCGTAGATCGCTGTGGGATAAGCGTTGGGTGCGCTGGGTTGGGCGACCACATCAACAGTGACGATTTCAAAGTCACTGACGTGTCCGTTTGCGTCGTTTACATTGCCGCTGCCGCGACTGCTGACGCCTAGCTTCACACCCGAGTCCAGCATGGTTTTCACCAGCTGTCCCATGGGTGTGGGCAGTATCTTGAGCTTACCGTATCCATCACTGCCGTCCATCCACATTCCTTCAATCATGTGGCTCACGCGATCGAGATTGATCTTGAGATCATCGGGGTGGTCCACTTCGCCCAGCACACTCATGCCGGTCTTGATCTGTTCATTAATGGTTTCAACAGCACGCGCAATCTCGCGCGTGGGATACACACGTTCATTGGCATTGCGTTTGTCGCCTTGGATGCAGATACCTTTCATGTAAAGGCTCTTGCCCTGCCCGTCCGGGGAATCCTCATAGAGGATTTCGGCCCGGGCTTGGTTAAAAGTCAGTGTTTCTTTGAGATATCTGTTCACAACGATTTAGGCCTTTGCCAGTGGGCTCTTGGTGTTGACACCGCTGGCCTGTGCCGTGACAGGCTTAGGTGCGGCATGTTGGTCTTTCATGTTGGCACCAGCCTTGTTCTGAAAGTCCGAGATCAGATCCTTGGTAGTGGGATCAGGACGTCCTTTGGCTTCAGTACCGGTCATGTGAACCGGCTTGGCAGCCATGCCAGCAGCGCCGCTGTTAGCAGCCACTGTGGATTTTTTGTTCACAGAACCTTCTTCTGAAGTGACGGGCTTAGGAGCTGCTTTGAGGCTCACAGCTTCTTCCATGGGCATCATGGTTTCTTCGGCGTCGATATCAATCTCTTCTTCGTCGCCGTCCATTGCATCGTCCATGTCGTCATCCATGTCGTCTTCTTTGCCCATGAGTTCTTCAAATTCGGCCATAAGTTCATCGAGTTTGTCTTCGAGGTCAACTACACGATCTTCGAGCTCTTCGTTACCGCCCATGTCGTCGTGATGATCTTCGTCGCCTTCGGCGTCGTCAAAACCGGTCTCATCAGCAAAATCATCTTCTTCTTCGCTCATGCCCTGCTCTTCGGCCTCAACGTCGTCAATCATTTGATCAGCAGCATCGCCTTCGCCAACGGCGGCGCGCTCGCTGCCCATGTCGTTGCCCATATCAACCATGCCTTCGTCGATATCCTCGTCGTCGGCTTCATCGACTTGCTCTTTGTCTTCGTCCTCGTCTTTGGCTTCTTCCACGGTTTCTTCGTCCATCATTTCTTCATAGATCTGACGGCTTTTTTCGACTACAATGTCGTGGAATAGCTCACGAGCCTTGTCCTGCTCATCATTGATCACGTATTCGATCAACTGTTCAAAACTCTTGTTCATGCGACTCTCCTTGTCTGGGGGTAGGTTCATTCACCCCAGGAGGGCAAATGTATAAAGATATTTACGATTTGAAGGAGATATCCGCCGCTTATCGGCGATTTTTCTATGAAAATGACCGAGATCTTACAATCTCAAGGCATTACATGGCAGGAGGAGCTGGAGGAGGTGCGTATTGTTCTCGAACCTTTTTCATTTTTTCTGAAAATTCAAAGCTGCGCAGATCATTCATCTGGCGCAATTTATTAAGCTGTTTCAGCGTGAGACGTGTTTTTCTCAGCTGGCCAAATTCGGGCTGGCTGTTGTCTTGTGCCACATCCTGATACTGTTTGGGCGCGCGCTCCCATATCTCACGTACGATCATAGTGATATTTATGCAGCAGGCGCTGGCGGGGCTGGGGTGCCTGCAGGCGGCGCTGCGCCGGGCTGGCCAGCAGTAGGCGCTGCGCCGGGTACGCCGCTTTCGGCTCCCAGTTCAGCCGATATCTCTTCGCCGGCCGTGATGTCGGCTTCAAGACCTGCTGGTGTTACACCAATTGCACGGAGATCTTGCCCTTGAGTGGTCTGTAGTTCGGCTGTGCCACGTTCTTCTTGCCAGAGTTCTTCGTTTTCGGCTACTTCTTCTTCGGTCAGGCCCAAGAATCGCTGCATGAGGAAGCGCTTACTGAAGTAAGGCAAAGGCTCAAGGCTGGTAAAAGTGCTCACACGAGACTGATCCAGCTCGCTCTGCCGATAGCTGGCAAAATTCTGTGGCGGGCAAAACGTGATGTTGAATAGGCCGTTGTCAATATTGAAACCGCGCCACTTCATGAATATTTTGAATTCGTCGTCTAGCTTCTGTATCACGAGATTTTGAAGTCGTTCGCAGTATTGGTTGAAGCGATATTCTTGTATCAAGGCCGTGCCCACTTTACCATCAGTGAGAGTGCGGTCTGAGTCATCTGGTCCGGTAGGGAGATAGCTAGAAGGAACACGCAGGCCACGTGCCATTTTGTTGTTGAAATATTTGAGATCGTCTATCTCGCCGAGATTGTTGCCGCCAGGCAAGGTGTCTACCGAACTGCCGCGTCCGTCAGCGCCCACGGGGAAGAAGTAGTCCTCGCCCACACTGAGTGGGTTATAACTGCTGTCCATCATGTTGTTGCCACCACCATTGATAGTGGGGATACGACGCTGATGCATCTCGTTCTTGATGCGCTCCACAAACTGCATAGCGAGATGGCTGGGCATGTTGCCCACGTCAATCTTGAAGATCCTGCGCTCAGGAGCTCGCTGCACGCGATAGATCAGAATAGAGTCTTCCAATAGCTCTTTCTGTTTGAACACCTTGAAGATATTCTCCAACACGCTCTGCCCAAATGGCCAGAAGAAGTCCAAACCCTCATTGAGGCTGATGTGCACCACGTGCTTGGCATCGATGCAGGTCTCGTTAACACTGCGGCTAAAGCGGCTAGCACCAACATCGGGAGCATTGGGCATGGTATAGGCCAAGGGCGCAGTCATACCACCGGTGCCGGGATTGAGCATATAATCACTGACCGTTTTTTGAGCTATCGAGAGATTCTGGAAGTTGGGGTTGATGTCACGTATGATATACTGTTCAGGTCGTTTGCCGTCTGACTCGTTCACGATCACACGACTGACCTTGGTCATGTCTACCCAATACATCTCAAAAGTCTGGGGGTCACGTATGAATACCTGATCCCCGTACTTGATAGTGTTGCGGAACAACTTGAAGATACGCTGGTCTAGCTTGTTAAGTTTGACCCACTGCTGTAACTGTTTCTTGATGATGTCAATTTCATGGTCAGTGGGCTTGTCGCGATACTTGACCTCAAACGGAGTTTCATTACTTTCGTTGAATTGAGTAGAAAACTCTGCCAGAATGTCAAGACAGGCATTGATTTCCGAATCGCAATCCATGTTTTCATACTGGTTGTAGCGCTCAATGCGATTGGGGTGTCCAGTATAAACTTCAGGTAGTCGGCTGGCATAGTTTCGATAGCTAAAATCAGCTTCGGCAGAATTGGTGTTGTAACCATTGCCATAACTGGGCCCACGCCAATTCTGTCCGTTGATGGGACTCATGGTGCCGCCGGTATCAGCGACTTTGAAATATTTTTTCCAGCTCATGTGTTTATTTACCGCTAGTTACGCTGGGCTTGCAGCATCTTCATCATGGTAGCAGATTGCTGGCGTTGCACATTGAGCATGTCGGTCATTACTGTCATCAAGGGTGCAAGATCATCTTTTTCAGGCCGTGCATTCACTTGTTCCATCATGGTACGCAGGTTTTGTTCAACACCTTGTTGACCAACAGTTTCGTTGTTGGTAGGAGCCGAAGGCAAGGCGAGCTCTGGCATCTTGATGCGCATGGTGCTGGGCTGATTAGCTGCCATTTCTCCCAAACGCGAGATATCTAAGCGAGGTGTATCGTCTATATTGTATCGCGATGTTTTGTCAGTGCTGCGCATCTGTCCCAAGCGATCTAGACCTAAGTCACCGGCTAGATCAATATAACGTCGCGTGATGTCTGCTGCCTGTGTGCGAAATTTGGCATCGTCCATGGGCTGCTGTGCTGGACCAGTGGCAAAACCCGGTGTAGCCAGACTGGGAATTTTGAGATCACGCAGTTGATCGGGTGCAATTTTTACATTCTGGGTTGGAGGCAAAGTCACCGGTTTCAACGCTGACAGTTGATCGGGTGCAATTTTTACATTCTGGGTTGGAGGCAAAGTCACCGGTTTCAACGCTGACAGTTGATCAGCGGTGAGATTAGCTGTGGTGTCTCGTAAGGCCTGCACTTGATCTTGCGGCAATCGCATCACGTCTGATCTAGGTGCTGCCTCGGGTTGAGTGGTAGGCCTTTGACCTTGTGTTCCAGGATTGGATTCCTCGAGTCTACGACGTAAGGCATCAGCGCTTTGTTGTACATCTTCTGCAGTGCGAGCGCCACCTGGAGCAGCAGCCGGCGTGGCAAAATCGCGACCGGCTTTCAGGATGCCTTGCAAGAATTCTCCAAATGTCTCAGATGACTGAACCGTCTTGGTAAGGCTGGTCGATAGCTGGTTAAACTGGTCCACTACGCCAGGAAGGACCTCAATTAGCTTGGTACCAATAGCATCAGCTGCGGCCAGACCAGCTTCGCTGGTGCCTTCCATCACTTTGCCGGCTTCTACTTGCGCCTGTCGCAGCTTGTTACTAGCGATATTGGTCTTAGCCACATCAGTGGTAAGATTCTGTTCGGCTTTTCTGCGTGCTTCAGCAGCTTCAAGCGCACGCTGATCCACTCTGTTTCGAGCCAGTTGTGCTACCCGCTCCGATCCCTGCTGCGACAACAATTGATCTGAATAACTACCACTAACCTGCGCTAGTTTGTTGGTCCGAGCCACATGTCGATCTGATGCTTGTCCCAGACGCTGCAACGCCTGCTCGGATGTTATGGTTCCGCGTTTAAGTCCTTGAACTATAGCCTGCGCATCACCGCCTAAACTACGCGCCACTTTGCGAGCTTCAGGCGTGTTAACAGCACCTGCGGCCATATCACGCAAGCCTTTAGCCATTTCTTCGTCCATGCCGGCAACCACACCATTGAAGTTTTCGAGCTCTTGGATGTTTTTGCGTATGGCAGCAGCTTCAGCAGTGCGACCTTGGCGTTGCAGTTCCTGTGCGCGACGTTCTTCACCAATTACCATGGCACCAAAGCGCTGCTCGGCACGTGCAGCTTCTTGCGCTTTCATTTGTTCCTGGCGGCTTACACCAGTGACGGCAGCTAGATCTTGCAGCTTCCGGAGATAATCAGCAGCGCCTTGGGCCAACTGCTGTGTTGACATGTTCTGAGCGCGTCCTGAAGCAGTCTGCAAACGTGTGAAGGCTGCAAGTCCTTCAATCTGCTCTTCATAGGCGATTCCAATGTTCTGCAAGGCCACACGTACCGGACCCATGGCTTCAAAGGCCTCGCCCAAGCGCTTGCTGCCTAGCACAGCAGTTCCACCCAGGCGTGCTAGATCCTTGCTGTTAGCAGTCATGGTCTTAGCAAATTGCTGTGCTGCTGCTTCGTTGAGACCAATGGCCAGACCAAATCGATCACCTTGCTCGCGCAAGCTGGCTTGAGTTTCACCTAAGCTCTGGCCGGTGTTCCCCAATGCCATGTAGACGCGATTGAGGCGGTCGGTCATGTCTAGGCTGGTACCTAGACCTTTACTGAGTCCGGTGATGCCGGCTTGAGCTAGCGGAATATCTTTAACTAGTCCACCTAAGGCCTGCGACGTGCCTTGAAGCATGCGGTTGTAGCCACCGAGTCCCCCAGCTGCACCGGTGAGTGCGCTGCCAAACTGACCCACAGCACCCGCAGCACCGCCAGCTGCGCCTTTAAGCCGATCAAGTTCTTGTTGCAGTTCGTCTACAGATAATGCCATGTTTTTCTGTTCCTGCGCAAATGTGCGTCTATAAGTATGATATATTTATGGACGCCAAAATGACCCAAAACGCCAATCCTCTGCGACAGTTTTTCCGGCAGCCGGCTATCTATATCAGTTTGCCCAGCGATGGTCTTTTCTGGGCACCTGGGTCCTTGGATATGCCGGAAAATCGTGAACTTCCAGTTTATCCTATGACTGCGATCGACGAGATCACTTATCGCACCCCCGATGCACTTTTCAATGGCGAAGCCGTGGTTGCAGTGATACAGAGTTGCATACCAAACATACGCGATGCTTGGAAAATGCCGTCTGTGGATGTTGATTCCGTGCTAGTGGCCATACGCATCGCCAGTTACGGACACGAGCTTGAACTCAGCAGTCTTTGCCCGGGATGTAGTCACGAACACGACATTGCCTTGGATCTTAGAGTGGTAATGGAGCGTATGCGCTCAGCTGACTACACTGAGAGCGTAAAAACAGCTGGGATGGAAATACACTTCCAGCCTTTGAGCTATCGACAGCTCACTGAGAACAGTCTCCGACAGTTTGAACAGCAAAAAGTCATGAACGTCATACCTGACACTGACATGCCCGAAGAAGAAAAAATCAAGAGACTGCAAACAGCTATCAAACAGCTTACCGAGCTTACTGTGGTGACATTAACTGACTGCATCAAGATGATCAAGACTGATTCAGCTATGGTCACCGAAAAAGCGCACATTGCAGAATTCTTGCGCAACTGCGATAGCCGAGTGTTTACACAGATACGCGAGCACATCACGGCCTTGCGAGAGCAGACGGACATCAAACCTATCGAACTTTCGTGTCCGGCTTGCCAACATCAGTATCAACAACCTTTCAGTCTGGACCAGTCAAATTTTTTCGCGGGCGCCTCCTGACTAGCAGTGCCACGGCTATCGAAAGTTTGGTTGATAGCATGGAAAAAGAAGCAAATGGACTCAGGCAGGAGGCTCTCAAGCTGGCATGGTACATGCGAGGCGGTATAACCTACGAACAGATCCTGCAGCTGAGTTTTGTCGAGCGCAATTTTATAGCCGAAATAATTTCTGAAAATCTTGAAACCACCAAGAAAACACAACTGCCATTCTTTTGATCATGAACTTTGAACAAGCACGCAATGATGTACTGAACTGGATCACTGGCTTTGTGGAAAAGCCACATCCTGCACTGAATGGGTGGCCCCCATGTCCGTTTGCCAGGCGCGCCAGGGCCAACAGGGCCGTTGACATCCAGCCCGGTCGCATCGATCCCTATACTGATCTTGCACACTTTGATATGGGTCATTACCAAGTGGTAGTGTTTGTATATGATCCAAAAAGATGGGACGCAGAAGAATTTCTTGTGCAAATACGGTCGGTCAACAGTGGATTCTTGATCCCACGTGGACTGTTTGCCTTGGGTGATCATCCAGATCATCCTGAGATAGTACAAGGCGTACAGATGAATCAAGGTCAGTGGGCTCTGGCCTTCTTGCAGCACAAGGCAGATCTCGAACAACATGCTCGAGATCTTGTTCACCGCAACTACTATCACGGCTGGGACGAAAACTATCTCGTTGATCTGTTTGATCAACGCGAGGATCCAAGGGCGGCACAAAATGATTGACGCGCAATTTGTACAGCACATAGATTGGCACCGCACAGTTGGCTTGCAACTGGGCATGATCAACAATCAAGAACCCCCGGGACGCAATCAGTTTTACGATCGCATGCTGGCTTGCCATGTACGCGATCGTTGCTGTGTTGACATTGGATTTGGCACCGGTTTGCTGAGCATGCTGGCCGTGAAGCACGGTGCTGAACACATTGAAGCCTGGGAACAAGACCGTGATGTATTTGAACTCGGACTACGGATCATACTAAAATTAGGGTTGCAACATCGTATCAGTCTGCATCATGGCAAATTCAATGCTGCCAGTCTCGAAGACCGAGATCGTGTGGTATTCCACGAGATCATCGGCAGCAGAATCTGGAACGAAGGTCTGCGCCGAGCCTTGCCCTTAGAGGCCAATGTGGTACTACCTCCTCAAATCATCTGCGAGTTTGATGTTTTGCTGGTAGATCAAGACAAGGTCCAAGAAGTATTTTTTCCCAAGAGACGCTTCCTGCCCGGAGTGATCACTGTGCCTGGCTTTGATGAATTAGTGCAGCAGGCCATTGACTGCACACCGCATCGCTGTCTCAAGCACCTTGAGGTTTTGCACCAATTGGCCCCGGTGATAAACACAGATCGTTGGTCATTCTACGATTACAATTTTAGTGCTGGCACAGTGGGCGGCATCTATTTTGACCACATTCCACAGGCCTATGTGCAACAGTACGAGATCAAGCTCGGTGCCAATGAAAACATGATTTTGTACCCACGCATCACTCTTCAGCACGGGCAGGATCGACTGCACTGGGGATGGTACGATCCCATCATAATTGATCGCGCCGGTATCTACGAGATCGAGCAAGATTTTGATGATGGACTTTTTACCGTGCATGCATAAGGGAGACAGCGGTGAGCTCATGGCAGTTTGGTAGGATAGATCTCTCTGCCACTAGATACCAGTCTGATCTCGAGTGCGAAATACTGGATCCGGTACCGGTAAACGAAGTGCTGCGAGTGTATCGGGCATACTGTTTGCACAAACACTTCCACAGCGTGATGCCCATGATACCAGGGCGGCTCACTGCAGTTGATACAGAAATTCTAGGCTATCGATATCGC